AGAGTCAACGATGTTTTGGCACAGGTTCAGGCATCCGCCAATACCAATATTGAGCAAGCGGCAGAAGCTTTTATCTATGGCGGCACAATGGCTGCTCAAATGGGAATGCAGATTGAGGAGCTTGCGGGATTTGTTGGGCTGTTAGCCAATAGAGGAATCAAGGCATCTCTTGCGGGCACGACATTGAGGCAGTCAATGATCAAGATGCTGAACCCATCTAAAGACGCATCCAAGATTTTGGAGAAATACAATATCAATCTCAAAGATGCTGATGGCAATATGCGAAACTTCACAAATGTCATTCTGGATATGGTTGATGCTGAAATTAAAGTTGCGGACGTTTCAAAGATTTTAGGGGCAAGAGCAGGTCAGTTGGCAGCAATCTTTAATATGACCACAGACGAGATTATTGAATACATCAATACTCTGTATCAGGCAGAAGGCAGAACATCTGAGTTAGCGGAAGCAATCAGAAAATCATTTTGGGGAGCGTGGCAGGATGTCATAGCAAAGGCAGAGGCTATGATGTTAAGATTTTTTAGATCGTTTGAGGATGTGGGCCTTGCAACATTTAAAACTATTTCCCAGGGATTTGAAAAAACAACTGTCTGGATAAAAGAGAACACAGTTGAAATCAAGGCTGCTTTCATGGATATGTTTGCAGCAATTGTTATAGGGGCAGGAACGGCATATAGCGCAATTCAGGGTATGTTCGGAGTGTATGCATCTGTACAAACAACCCTCTTTGAAGTGCAAGCAGGAGCAACAGAATCGCTCTTGAGAAGAACAGAAAAAAAGATTGCTAAATATACAGAGAAAGGAAAGGCTGTTCCGAAGTTTCTTTTAGAAAGAAGAGGAAGGGTAAAAGGAGAATTGGAAGCCCTTACCGGTGACACGGAAAAGTGGAGAAAGAGAGAACAGGCGGGCTGGGATGCAGATAAAAAGGCAAAGCAAATGATTCAGGATTTCTTGAATGACATTAGGACGGCAACAGAGGAGGCCAAAGCAGAAAGATTGTTGTTAAAAGAAGCAGAAAAATTGCATGCTTTATATGGAGCTAAACCAAAGGAATTTGTCAGAGATAAGGGAGGAAAAAGAGACAAGGATGAAGAGCCTCCGACATGGGAAAAACTAATGAAAGATCCTGCGACCAAAGCCAAAGCTATGCACGAAGCAGATCTTGAAGCACTCACAACTGCAAGAGAGGAAGGATACAGAATTGAATGGGAACATGAACAAAAAATTGAACAGCTTGTAAAAGAAAAAACAGAAAAGAGATTGAAGATTGAAATGGATGCTGCGGCTAAAATAAAAAGAATATATGACGGAATTCATGATCACATCTCAACGTCAATATCAAGCAATTTTGCATCAATCATATCGGGGACAAAAAGCGTTTCCGAGGCATTCAAGGCTATGGCTCAGAATATTATTCATTACATATCTGAGATCGTAATGAAGAAAACAATTGGAGATCCTATTGCTGAAATGCTCACCGGTATGATAGGAGGAATTGCAACCCAAGGAATAGGTGGATGGTGGAACACTGTGCAAGGAGGATTCAATCCAGGATATGAGCCTTTTTCTATGATGCCAATAGAATCTCACAAAGGAGGAATTGTAGGCCAAGACACATTTCCAAAACGGCAAGTGCCATCAGGAACATTTGCCAATGCGCCAAGATTACACTCGGGATTAAGAGCAGATGAGTTTCCTGCAATATTACAGAGAGGAGAACAGGTAACTCCAAAAGGCGGAGGCCCAAATGTTGTGGTTAACATCATCAACAAATCCGGGACACAACTGGAAGGCAAACAAAAAGGGCAGCCAAGATTTGATGCAGGGGCATATATAATTGATGTTGTGGTTGACAATATCAATCGCTACGGCAAGATTCATCATGCAATGGGAGCAAGATAATGAAAAGTCTATCAACAGCGCTCATAACTGAAAAGAACAAATTGAATACCAACAATGCATGGCTGGTATTCTTATGGGTTACTCTGAACAATGCAAGCGGGACAACATTCACCTTTGTCAGAAACACGGAAAATATTGCGTTTTCAGGAGTGACGTATAGTGCGGTTCCTTTTGAACTGGACCTGACAAAGATTCAAACAGAAGGAGAAATTCCATCGGTTGATTTGAGGATTGCCAATTCAGATAGAGTTCTTCAATCTTATTTGGACGAGCTCAATGGGGCAATAGGATCGGGCGTTACGATAACGGTTGTCAATTCTGGCCATCTGGCGGACAATTATGCAGAGCTTGAAATCAAGTATGATGTGATTGGCTGTACTTCAAATGCCGAGTGGGTGATGTGGTCATTGGGAGCGCCGAATCCATTGCGACAAAGATTTCCAAAGTATCGATATATAACAGATCATTGTGATTGGATTTTTAAGGGAGCAGAGTGCGGGTATACAGGAGCGGAAACAACCTGTGACAAATCTTTGAAGGCATGCCAGGCATATAGCAACAGTGTAAGGTTTTCAGGCAAGACAGGACTCAGGCCAGGGGGATTCAGGATTGTCTAAGAATGAAGAAATGCTTTTGACATATCCATTCAAATTGATAGGAAAGCCTTTTGAATATGGAGGTAGAGGCCCCAGCGGATTTGACTGCTTTGGTTTGACGATTGAGTTTTTCAAAAGATTAGGGCAAGAGGTAAGAGATTTTAATAATCCTGAATTCACAAGAAAGGACATCCATAACACAATCAAATATGGAGAACCTCTTCTGAATATTGAAAAGATAGATAACCCCGAACCGTATTGTTTTGTGATATTTGAGATCAGGCCTCCGTTTATTTCGCATATAGGCGTTGTATTGGAAGACTGCAATCATTTTCTTCATGTGCGGCCAAAGATCAGCACTTGTATCGAAAAGCTCGACAAGTACGAATGGAAGAAAAGAATCAGAGGATTTTACAGGTGGAAGAAACAAGATTAGTTCCGCAAGGAAAACTTGGCATAGTTAGAGTTTATAATCCCTTCGATAGAACGGAGCGGGATTCTACTCTGATTGAATATAACATGCAATCACTTCAGGAATTGCGCGATGCGCATTTTCCTGCTGATCTTCTTGTATCTGTTTCTGTCAATGGCGGTCTGATTCCTACAGAGAAATTGTCAGACACATTTCCAGTTGCTGGCGATCAGATTGTTTTTGTTCCTGCTCTTTCAGGAGATGACGGAAAGAGTATCTTAGGCGCAATCCTGATGATCGTGGTTGCCGTTGCGGGAGCTTGGCTTGCTGGGCCTGCAATGTTGGGTTTAAGTGGAATCGGCAAAGCCGCTTTTATGGTGGGGTTTAATATGGTGGGAGGTTTATTAGTCAACGCTCTTGTTGCTCCCTCCGCTCCCAAAATGAAATCTTTAGATAGCATTGAAAATTCACAGGTGTTTGCATGGAATCCACTGACCACTCAACAGCAAGGGCTTATCATTCCAAGATACTACGGAATCAATAAGCTGTATGGAAATGTCATTGCAACATGGGTTAAAAACCAGAATGACAAACAATATTTATACGTTCTTCTTTGTGTGGGAATTGGCCCTGTCAAGTCATTGTATAGGTATAAAGTAAACAAGCAGCCTGTGGGGCGTTATCGGGCATTGAACATTACATCCCGATTGGGAACAACTTCTCAGGGATATGTTGGCAATTTTCATGATACAAAAACAGAATATTCTATGTCTACCAAGATCACTCGATCTGCTCCTATAACATATACGACTATTGGATCTGCGTTTGATGGGCTGGAAGTTGATATTACTTTTCCTTATGGTTTGTGGTATGCAAACGATGAAGGTGGTTTGGATGAAACAGCGGTAGAAATCAGAGTTGATATAAAAAAGTCAGGTGGCAGCTGGTATCCAATTACATTTGTTACAGGGGGAACACCCGCACAAGTCACATACAATAGATGGTCGGCAGGATGGTATGTGACTGCTCAAAATCAAGAATATGGACAGGCAGGATATGGAGCAAGAGGGGCTGGAACATACGGATATTACTATAATTATTTTGATGCATGGTATGAAGTCGCCGCAGGAACAACTGTTCGCGGAGATCACTATGACGGGGAAGTGCATTCGACCGTTGGGGTTCAGCAGGCAAAATGGAGATGGCTCACGGGCTCAGTTTGGACAATTGGAGCGAGCGGGCATTGGTTAATATTTTCAGGAAAGAAAAATACAGCAATCAGAAAAACAATTTCAATCGGTCATTTAGCGCACGGACAATATGACATCAGAATCAGAAGGGCCACTGCTGATACCAGCAACACAAGATATGGAAAGGCTTCGTACCTGACAGCAGTGAGAGAAGTTGTTGATGATGATTTTCGTTATCCCCGCCATGTCTTGGTAGGAATAAAAGCTCTGGCAACAGACCAATTATCCGGGGCCTTTGAGTTTTCATGTCTGTCGCAAGGGGCTTATGTCAGAGTATGGAGTGGGTCTGCGTGGTCAAATTCATACAGCACAAATCCTGCATGGGTATGTTGGGATATTTTGACACAGCCTGTCTTAACTGGAGCTTATCCATTTTCAGTTGCCCGATATGATGGAGTTGCCCCAGGAAGACTCAATGTTACAGCGTTTAAAGCATGGGCGGATTTTTGCGATGCTTATGTTCCTGCGACAGAGACATATACCGCAATAACAGATATCACGCAGGCAAATCCGTGCGTGGTGACAGCAGCAGGACACGGATTGGCAGTGAATGATCATTTGTATATCAAAGACGTTGTGGGAATGACTGAAGTAAACGATACCGCATTCACTGTCAGTGCAAAAACAACTAACACAATTACATTAAGCGGAATTGATTCCACCGGATATACAGCTTATTCATCTGCCGGAAAGGTTTATGAAGCGGAAAAGAGACATACTTTTAATGGGGCTATCGATACAGAGGTTACCGTGTGGGAAGCCGCCTTGAAAGTATGCAGTTCTGCAAGAGCGATGCTGATTTGGAATGGCGTTGAATTGAGCGTTGTTATTAATCAAGCTGCTTCATCAAGTCAATTATTTTCTATCGGGAATATTATTGAAGGCTCGTTTTCAGAAACATTTCTCAGCATGGAAGAAAGGGCGTCTGAAATTGAGGTTGATTTTCTCAACAAGGATAAAGATTATGCCAGGGATCGTTTCACAGTTTATGATCCCGATATTGCAACTGACGGCAAATATAGAGTGTCAATGGACTTGCTGGGCGTCACTAAGGAAAGCGAGGCTTATCG